AATGGCGGGCCGCTTTCTCGAAGAGGACGTCGGGCTCGACGAGGTCCGCACCCGGCTCCTCGCTGCGAAAGCCGAGGCCACCCCCGACATCACCAGCAGCGCGCACGCCCAGCCCGGGCGGGCTGCCTCCACGACCCCTTGGGGCGAGGTCATCGCCCGCACCTTCAAGACGAAAGGATAAGTGTCCATGACCACGCTCACGGAAGGCAAACACGCGGGCGGCTTCCTCGTCTGGGAAGTCCTGCGCGATTACACCCGAGACACCGTCACCGTCGCCTCGGGTGCCGGAAAGCTCCAACCTGGCACCGTGCTGGGCAAGATCACCGCCGGCGGCAAGTTCACGGCCCTTGCGCCTGCGGCCACCAATGGCAGCCAGACCGCGGCGGGCATTCTCTGGGCGGGCGTTGACGCGTCATCCGCCGACGCGCCGGGCGTCGTGCTCCTGCGGGGCCCTGCCATCGTGAACCGCCATGAGATCGTCTGGCCCGAGGGCGCGACCGAGGCCCAGATCACCGCCGCCACCACGGCCCTGGCCACGCTCGGCCTCAGTCTGCGCTGACGCGCAACGCACCACCCCTCACCTCAAGGAGGCTGGCCAATGGCCACCATGGATATCTTTGAAGGCGATGCCTTCTCCGTCATCGAACTGACCCGTGCCCTCGAAAACATTCCCTTCAAACCCGCAACGCTGTCTGGCTCTGATCTCTTCGGCGAGCGGGGTGTGCGCACCCGTACGGTTGTCATCGAAAGTCGGGACGGGACCCTGTCGCTGATCCCCTTCTCCGAACGCGGAGGCGGGTATGATCAGCAAACGCCCGAGAGCCGCCAGGTGCGGGCTTTCGTGTGTCGGCAGTTCAAGAAGCAAGACGTGCTTTGGGCGTCCGAGATCCAGGGCATCCGGGAGTTCGGATCGGAAAGCGTCACGCAACAGGCCCAGGCCGAGGTCGCGCGCCGGATGCGGCGGTTGCGGGCTGATGCTGAAGCGACCTTTGAGTATCACCTGCTCAATGGCCTTCAGGGGCTGGTCAAGGATCCCCGCGATGGCTCGGTGGTGATCAATTTTGCCGATGAGTTCGGGATCACGCCTGCCGCGGAGATCGACTTTGATCTCGACAACCAGTCGCCGGCCTCCGGGGCGCTGCGCAAACGCTGCCAGGCGCTGATCGAGAGTGTCGAGGAGAGCCTCGGTGGCCTGGCGGTCGGACCGGTCCAGCTGCGCGCGGAATGCGGCTCGGCCTTCTTTGCAGATCTGGTGGCCCACAAGGAAATCCGGGAGACCTACCTCAACACCGCCGCTGCCAATGAGTTGCGGGGCAGGGCGGTTGACGAGTTCACCTTCGGGGGCATCACCTTCCGTCGTTACGGCGGCAGTGCGAGCATCGGGGTGCCGACGGACAAGGCCTTCTTCTATCCGCAGGGCATCGAGGGTCTCTTCGAGATCTACTTTGCCCCGGCAGACACCTTCGAGACGGTGAACACCATCGGCCTGCCGCTTTATGCCCGCATGATCCCGGACCGGGAGCGGGCCGAATGGGTGCGGCTCGAGATCGAGAGCAACCCGCTGCCGATCTGCACCCGGCCGCAGGTGCTGCGTTCGGCCAAGCGGACCTGATGAGTGCCTTTGCGGAAGCTCTCGGGGTCTTGTTTGCGGACGCCAACCTCTCGCTGGAGATTTGGCATCGTGATGCCGAAGGGCAGTTCACCCGCGCGCGCGGCATTCTGCGCCGTCCTGACGAGCTCACCGAGTTCGGGTCGGCGCGGCTTCTCTCGGAGACCACCCGGATCGATGTCCGGGTGGCAGACATTCCTGACCCTCGTCCGCAGGAGCAGATCCTGATCGGGGAAGAGACCTTCCTGATCCAGGGCGAGCCGCGCCGTGACCGTGAGCGGCTGGTCTGGACACTTGAGCTGACCCCCGCATGAACCTCGGCCTCGACATCTCGGTCGATCTCGTCGCCGTCATGGCCGCCGAGATCAAAGCTGGTGAAAGAGCGGTCACGGCCGCGATGCGGGACGCTGGCACCGACCTGAAAGCCGCATGGCGCGGCCAGATCGGGCAAGCGGGGCTTGGCCGCCGCCTCGCGCACTCGATCCGGAGCCAGTCCTATCCGAGGACCGGGGAGAGCTTGAGGGCCGCCGCGCTCGTCTGGTCGAAAGCCCCGGTCATCATCGGGGCCCATGACACCGGGCCGCTGATCCGGTCGCGCGACGGCTTCTGGCTCGCGATCCCGCTACCCGCCGCAGGCAAGTCTCTGCGCGGCGGCCGGATGACGCCCGGCGAATGGGAGCGTCGCCGCGGGCTGCGGTTGCGCTTCGTCTATCGGCGCCGGGGGCCCAGCTTGCTGGTGGCCGATGGGCGGCTGAACAGTCGGGGTCTTGGGGTGGGATCACGGTCCCAGACCGGCCGTGGACAAGCGACGGTGCCGATCTTCCTGCTCGTGCCGCAGGTGAAGCTCGCGAAACGGCTGGATCTCGCGCGGGATGCGGAGCGGGCGCTGGCGGCGGTGCCGGGTCTGATCGTGGCGAATTGGGTGGAGGGGCTCAGCGTTTAGCGCTCAGCGCCTGCTCAACGAACGCCTCCGCGTCGCCGATGCTCATGAGCTCCTCGGCCTCGGCGTCCATGATTTCCAGTTGGAATGCTTCCTCGAGGAGCATGATCAGCTCGACTTTGTCGAGGCTGTCAGCGTTGAGGTCCTGTATGAACGACGTCTCATGGGACAGCGCGTCCACGCTGAGACCGAATTTGTTGGCGACGATGTCGCGGACGGTCGCACCAGTTGCGCTCACGGTCAGTCCTCCTTGGGCGGGAGCGAAGGTCTCCGCGCATTGCGTGCATCGCCCTAGCCAGCTCGGAGCCGAAACTCAATGTCCACGACGCGCGAAGCGATCCTGATCGCTCTGACGGACCTGCTCAGGGCGATCCCGCAGGCGTCCGTTCTCCGCGGCGAGGTGCTTCCCGAGCGCGTGCCGACCGCGGGGCTGATGATCCTGCGCGACGGCGAGCCGGGAGAACCCGAGGTGACGCTGTCGCCGCTCGCCTACCACTACCAGCACCGCGCCGAGATCGAGGCGGTCGTGCAGGGCACGGAGCGCGACGCCGCCCTCGACACGCTCTGCGCCAGCATCGGCACGGCACTTGCCGCCGACCGCACGCTGGGCGGGCGCTGCGACTGGGTCGAGGCGGAGGCACCAGAGCCCGTCGATTTGCCTGTCGAGGGCGCGGCCAGCCTGAAGGCGGCCGTGATCCCGGTGGTGCTGCATTATGCGAGCTCTGCACCGCTGGGATGACGAGATATGGCGGGGGCAGCGTCGCGGCTACAGCTCGAACGCATCGGGACTGACCCGTTTGTACTCACCGCCGACCTGCGCCCCTGAGGCCACCTCCAGCGTCGCATAGGTGAATTTTGCCCTCGCTCGGGCGCCGTTCTTGATGTGCGCGTTCAGTGCGGTTGCCGCGCCCTGCAATTCGCCCTCGATGGTCAGCTGGCGCGCCCATAGCTGTCCGCGGACGCGTGCCGTGGAGGTGAGCACAAGAGCATCTGCGGTCATGTCTCCGGTGATCTGTCCGCCGAACTCGAGGATGCCTTGGGAGACGATATTGCCCTCGATCACAAGGTCTTCGGCGATCACGGAACGCGTCCGCCCGCCCGCGGTGGCCTGGTTGGGTGTCTCGTTGGGCTTTGAATTGGACATCAGTGCGATCCTTGGAACAGCAGGCTGCAGGTGGACGGCTCCTGACGGTCAGGTCAAGCAGCGTCGGCTTTGTTTTGAGCTCATGAGGAAACAATACCATGGCACGAGCCCAGGGGGCGCGGGCGCAGATGGCGCTTGCGTTCGAGACGACATACGGCACGCCGCCTGCGAGCGGCTTCACCAGGATGCCCTTTGCCAGCACGACGCTGGGGGCAGAGCAACCTCTGCAGACGTCCGAGCTTCTGGGCTACGGGCGCGATCCGCAGGCGCCCATCAAGGATGCGGTGACGGCGGACGGCGACGTGGTCATTCCGATCGATGCGGAGGCGTTTGGCGTCTGGCTGAAGGCCGCGTTCGGCGCGCCTACGACCGCGGGTGCGGAAGCGCCCTACACTCACGAGTTCCGCTCCGGAAACTGGGCACTGCCGAGCTTCTCGGTCGAAACGGCCATGCCAGAGGTGCCGCGCCATGCGATGTATTCCGGCTGCATGGTGGACAGCCTCAGCTGGCAGATGGCGCGGTCCGGGCTGTTGACGGCCACGGCCAGTATCGTGGCGCAGAGCGAGGCGATTGCCACGAGCACCGCCGCGGGCACGCCTGCGAATATCGCGCTGAAGCGCTTCGGGCACTTCAACGGCACGATCCTGCGGAACGGGGCCAACATCGGCAATGTCGTCTCGGCCGATCTGACCTACGCCAACAATCTCGACCGGATCGAGACGATCCGTGCCGACGGAAAAATCGACGGGGCTGACCCGTCCATTGCCGCGCTGACCGGCAATGTCGTGGTGCGCTTTGCCGAACAGACGCTGGTGACGCAGGCGATCAAT